CCCATCAAGGACCGCAAGAGCCTCATCATAACGCTTTCTCCTGTCTGCGAGGCCGATGTCGCCTCCGTTGATGATCTTCGTGACCTTGGCGACATCGCCCGTGTCGGCCACTTCGTTCAGCCCGCGAGACTGCCAGAACCAGAGCGCAGAAACCAGCGCGCCCTCTTTCGTCTCCAGGTACTCGGCGACCTCTTCGGCGGTCTTGCCGATCGCCTTGCCGAATGTCGTGTAGTTCGACCGGCCCGTGACCTGCTTCAGGCCACGGCCACGGAAGCGCCAGCCATCGCCATCCTGCGTGTTCCCAAGGGCGCCGTTGGCCGACCTGTTCTTGTCCATGTAGACGTAGTTGGCGATTTTCTCCGGGTTCTTGGCGTACTCGGCAGCGTTCTGCTTGCCAGGCCCGAAGTAGCGCGGGAAGACGCGCAACAGCGTCTCTTCTTTGTAGTTCAGGTTTTCCTCGAGCAGCCGGAAATCACCGCTCTCATGGGCGCACTGGCTGATGAAAGAGGCGATTCGGCGAGGCGACGTGATGCCGTATTTCGGCAGCATCTCGTTCAGAACCTTGCACCAGTCCGCGACCTCCTTGTTGGTCGGAATCATCTTGGCAAGCTGTGCCTCACTGAGCAGCGTCATCAGGCTTCCCCTTGTCTGCGCCGCGACGGCTCGCGAGCATGATGCCCGACAGAGTCCCGGTCAGGAACGTGGCGATCGGCTGGATCAGTTCGAAGAATTTCTCATCATTCGGCGCGCTGCCGTTCATCGGCTGCGTGACGAAGATCAATGAGTAGAGCACGGCGAAGATCGTGCCTGTCAGCGTCACGGCCAAGCAGATGCCGACGAAGAAGCGCAGCTTCGCCTCGAGCGTGTCGGCGTATTCGTCAACCTTCATTGGGGCCTCCCTTCTGAATCAGGTAGTCGGTGCAAGTGCCGGATGCCTCGCACGCCGGCGGTTGGCATTGAGGATCGCCCCACATGGCCGGATCTTGGCACGGGTAGCGGTAGAAACCATCGCCGGCCTGCGTGAACAGGTAGGCGAACGTCAGCGAGCCGATCAACAGAATGAGAAACGGCCCGTAAGTTACTACGTTCCAAGCGGTTCGAATCATGCGGCCCATCAGTAGCCCTCCCTGTTTGCATAGTAGAGGAAGATGATAAGTCCGATCATGCCACCAATCGAAGAGACCATCAGGAAGATCAAGAGCGCGCTGATGATGGTCTCCTTGATCTCGGCCTTGCGGTGCTCATGCGCCTGCCTGCGCTTGCGGATGTCACCCTCCATCCGCAGAAACTCTTCCCACCCGCTTTGCCCGTATGAGAACTGGATGTAGGTCCGAAGTTCGTTGCGCTGGGCCTCGATCTTCTTCTTGGCGGCGAAGACTTCCATCGCCTCGGCCTGAGCGTTGCCGGTCATAGCCTTGTACCACGGCGGGTCTTCTGCCTTCCGCTCGAAGTATTCGAGATCCGAGATCGCGCTGGCCCACTGCGACAATTGGCCGCCCATGTCCTGCAATTCGCGACCGAACTCGATGCCCTTCTTGATCGCGTTGTAGGCGCTACTCGCGAGGGCTATGGCACTGACTGGATCGAGCATCGCATCATTTCCGCAGAGCCTGCTCGATCGAGTCCAACTTGGACATCACCGTCTTCAAGGTTTCCCGCAGTTCCTTGAATTCTCGGTCGTGGCTATTCTTCTGCTCGGTCATCGTTGCGCGGATGACGGCGATCTCTGTCTCGTGCCGCTGCTGGCGGTTGAACATGAAGATCACGAAGCCGGTTACCGGCGCGACGATCCACTGCATGATGGTGTCGATCATGTCCATCTCGCCCCTCACGCAATGTCGTCGGTGATTTCGACGCGGATGTAGCCGTTGTTCGGGAACGTCTCGATCGTATTGTCGGCATACCTGACCTCGAACTCTGCCGCATAGCTGCCGATCGTGTTCGTGTCTGCCGCGATCCAGTTGTACTGCACGATGCCAGACGCCGCATTGACGACAGTTGCTGCCGCATCAACCTTTGTTTGGGTCGCTCCTAATGCCCGCATGTGGAAGCTGACCGTCGCTCCAGTCAGGTCAATCGCGTTGCCGTTCCCGTTCTCCAGGGTGGCCCTGATCGACGGGGCGGTGTCATTCTGTTTCATAAAGAAGGCCATCACGCCGCCTCGTTGTTCGCGTTGGAAACTATAGCAGCATTCTCACCAGCAGGCGAGAGCGCAGCATCGTTCGACCCCATCAAAGCGAGCGCAGCACCATTGCCGTCCGCAAAGGAGAGCATCACATCATTGGCGCCTGACAGATCTAGGGCGGCTCCATTCGGCCCAGGCAGTGAGAGCGCCGCATCATTGGCCTTCCTCGTCGATAGTGTGATCGTAGAGGTGTTGCTCACATACTCAAAGCGCCGACCTCTCTGCGTTGTGAGCATCACCACTTGTCCGCTAACCACGAAATTACCTTGCGTCGTGATGCGGATGAATCGACCGAGACTGGAATTTTGCCCCGCTACCGTAAAGATGCCGACATTGGCGGGGAGACTGATAGACGGGATCAGGTTGGCTGTCTCGCGCGTCAGGCTAAAGCTACCGCGCGTGGCGATAAGACTGCGGCCTCGGAGCAAAATAGCATCCTGACCAGAAGCAGTGAAGTTCCCAGCGAGGGCATTGATGTAGCGGCGTACTTTGAGCGAGGCAGTCTCTGTAAGCGCAGAGAAAGACCGCGTTTCTGCATGCAGACGACGGGTCAGGTCAAAATTGTTGTCATGGCCCGTGAGCGTGAAGGCGCCTTGGTCGGCGAACATCTTGTAGCCGCGAGAAGAGCCAGCCGCCTGCCCAGTGAGAGTGAAGCTGCCAGTTCCGACTCCGAGCACGGTATCAATGTCGACGTTCTGCAAGGTGAGCGCAAAGGCGCCAACTCCAGCCGCAAGCGCATAGTCGCGATCAAGCGTGGCATCTTGGCCGGCCACCGCGAACATCGCCTCGTCCACAGGCATCCTGTAGCTGCGGAGAAAGCTTGTGGCCTGCCCCGTCAGCGCGAAGTTGCCTGAGCCGACGCTTAGAACCGTGTCGATGTCGACGTTCTGGAAAGTCAGCGCGAAGCTGCCAACGCTAGCTTGCAGACCGTAACCGCGACGGTAATCAGCATCCTGACCAGTAAACGCGAAGGCGCCGGAAGCGGCCTCGATGAGCCTCGTACGACGCACGGAAGCATCTTGCCCAGCTAGCAGGAAGGCTCCTGTGCCGTGAGAGATTGCGGTGTTCGTTTTAAGGGCTTGCCCACTGAAAGAGAACGCCCCGGTTGCCGCCGTCATGCGGAACTTGAATGCTGCTGCCTGCCCATTGAGCGCAAAACTGCCCTGATCGGCAGGGATAGCGTACAGTTTGCTGATCGATGCAGCTTGGCCTGAAAGATTGAAACTGCCAGTCTCGGCGGTCTTGCTGACCTGATTGCTGATCGCTTCCGTCGTGACGATCCAGCTTCCTTCTTGCACCTCGATCTTGCCGGAAAACAAAAGGACGGAATCTTGCCCAGAATATGTGAAGATGCCGGTCTCCGCTGGTGTCAAAACAGCGAATTCGGCGCCTTGCCCAGCCAAAGCGAAGCTGCCTTGGCCCGACGAAATGCTGACTATAGTGCTGAGAGCCTGTCCAGAGACCGCAAAACTGCCTGCGTCCGCGATCAGGCTGTAAGATGCGACGGATACTTCGTCAGCGAGCGGAGATGAGGCGAGTGGGGCAAAGCCGAGCATGTCCGATCCTCATCTGCCGCCTAGCGAACGCATGATAGCCGAAGATCAGGAGAACTCCAACCATCCAGTCATTATGTACTTGGTTCCGCTGAGAGGGGGGTTGCCTCGGTGCGCCCAGGGGAAGTTTGGCGGGAACACGACAAGCCGGCCCTTTTTAGGGGACACTCGTTTGTGGAAGTACAGGAACTCCGTCTCGCCGCCTTCCTGCACGTCGTTGAGATAGAGGATGTAGACCCCGATTCTGCCTGACTGAAGTTTTCCTGCGTCCTCACTATGCCACACATGATACCCTCCTCCAGGTTGTGTCTTCTGAATCTTGTAAGTGTAGACAGTGTGCTGATCGTAGCCAGAAAGCACGCTGTAGGTTCTGAGATAATCAGCATAGCAGACGTTCCAGAACGTATCATTGAACTCGCCCAAGAACCCGCTGATATTGGGGTGCGCGAAGGAGATGGCGACCGAATCAGTCGGATTCATATTGCAAGAATTGTCTTTCTTGACGCTCTCCTGCTCCTGCCTGCCATATGTCCGATTAATCTTTTGCGACCATTCGAAATACTCAATCAAAGTATCGCAAAATTCAGGAGAGAAAGCATCGTCATAGACGCCGATGAAGTTTTCGTACTGCGTCGAGATGGTCATCTGAACTTAGGCCCCGCTATCCAAGCTACAAGAGAATGCCGCACGCCATTAGTTACAGGCGTAACCCGATGCAGCATAAAACTCGGGAACACCGCCGCCAAGCCGCATTTTTTAATGACTCGAACAGGGTCTCTTGATGACAGAATTTCTAGTTCGCCACCATCATAACTGTCAGGATCACTCAACTGAATGACGATTGACAACTTCCTAGGCGCGATGTCGTTTGGCCCAGCGTCTTGGTGCCAATCATAGTGCCCCTTTTCACTAGCGTAATATGTCGTGAATTGGATCGACTCGCAAAGGCCGTGGATGTCGAAACCATAGAACTGCCCGTTGATATTCCCGACGATGTGCGCGATCCTGTCGAACATCCATTCAGTCTGTTGGCTGTATTCAAGCCAAGCGACTTTGGAAGAACGGTAGTCCTCTACTACCTGATTGTCTCCAATGTGCGCTTCTGACTCCCCGGCAGCGGCAGCTAACTTCTTGATGGCCTCGATCTCGTCGGGCGATACGGCGTCTCCCCAAGTCGTAAATGGGTGATTCCCGTGTCCATGCGACGGCGTGGGTTTGAAGATGTAATGCGTCACTGACGGTTCCAGTTCACTACAATTTGTCCTGATGTGGCGACCGACACAGGATATGCCGTTCGCATGATGATTGATTTGTTCGCGTTCGTGGTGTTCGCGGCAGAGCCTGGTTGACCAGCACCGCCTGATGTAGCACCTGTCCCAGCGGCACCAGTGTTGCCCGGATTGCCATTGGTGCCAGCACTGCCTGGGTTGCCAGCACCGCCTGGGTTGCCAATCGTTCCGGCATTCCCATTAGCCCCTCCCGTGCCAGCATTCCCAGGGTTGCCAGGTGAGGCTGCCGGGTTGGAGGAACTATTGCCCCCAGCCGATCCAGCACCGCCATTCCCGCCGCCTGATACGCCAGTCCCGGGCGTACCAGTATTGCCAGGGCCTGCTGGGTCGCCTGATGCTACAAAACCAGGAGGAGTTGTGGCAAATACGATTGAACCTCCACCTCTACCACCACCGCCGCCACCACCAGTGCCTGGGTTGCCACCTGTGCCAGGGTTACCCGGATTGCCTGTTCCACCCGCAGTCCCTCCCGTCCCTGCTGCACCGTTATTGCCTGGATTGCCAGCATTACCTGGGCTACCAGAGTTCCCAGCGGCTCCAGCATTACCCCTTGTGCCGCCAGCACCTCCAGGGAAATTCAAAGAGAAGATAGAAGAAGAGGTACCGACATTCCCATTGGCTCCAATGTTCCCAGCACTCCCAGCAGTCCCTGGGTTCCCGGCCCCTCCAAGGGTTCTACCAGTGCCTGAGTTACCAGATGTGCCTGCCGATCCAGTGCCGCCAGCGCCACCTGGGTTTCCTGGGTTACCAGAGCCACCAGCGCCTCCTGCGCCTCCCCCGGCACCGCCATATCTTGTGGTTGTAAGCCTAGTCCCAGAAGGAGCATTGCTCTGGATGGAATAGGTACGGCTTAATGTTGACCCTCCCGGCCCTCCACGAGGGATACCTCCTGCGCCCCCCGGACCAGATGGCGTCGTACCAGCCGAGTCAGGATTGACTGCAATGTTTACCGTTGTCGTATTGTTCGTAGATCCTCCTGCCCCACCAGGGCCAGCGGTGCCGCCAGTGCCAGCATTGCCCCGCGCGCCAGCCGCGCCAGCATTACCAGCATTGCCAGGGTTGCCAGGGTTCCCTGCTAGTCCTCTCGCACCGCCAGTTCCGCCGCTGCCATTATTCCCTGGGTTCCCAGGGTTGCCAGAATTACCAGGGGCGCCCTTACCAGCAATTGATACTGACTGCACGCCGAACGGAGACGTGAAAGTTCCGCTTGAGTTGAAGGTCGCAGATCCTGCTGGGACAATGGTCCTTCGCAGAAGGCTAGAGACAGCGATGGGCATGGTTTACCCCTCAAAGTTAGCCAGTGCAGCCCAATCGATCGCCTTGATCGCGTCAACGCCGTAGACGAGAACAGTTTCACGCGGCGGGACATCCTTGAAGTCGAATGCCTTGTCGTAGGTCACGAAAGGGAAAGAGGTCACGTTGGCTGCATACGGGGTATTCGCAAACGTCTCATTTGCCCAATTGATGCAGATTTCATGCTGCTCAGGGTCTGCGTAGTGCAGATGTGAGAACTCAATACCGCTGGCCTTCATGTGCTGGAATGCTTCAAAGGACTCGAGCGCCGATGAATTGAAGCCGGTGTAGAGATAGAAGCTGACGTTTGCTCGGTGTGCCATCGTGCTCTCCTTTCTTACGAGACATTTGCCATTGCAAAAGTGCCGAACCAGTTAGAACCGGCGTCGACGGTGAAGAATGTCAGGACATCAATGTCAGATGCCCCGGTAGAAAGTGTTGGCGTCTGACCTTCGGTATACTTGGCATTTGTGAACGTAGCGGTCCTGTTCCCGTTACCGTCCTGCCGCAGAACAATCACCACTGGCCTTGAATAGCCCGAAGCAGGAGGGTTCGTGAAGGTGAACGTCACGTTGTTGCCAAGCGTGATGTCGAAGATGTTCGAGAGACTCGTGTCGATGTTGTAGGTCGATGCCGAAACAGTGCCGACCGTCGTGATCGTCTCCCGATACGCTTCAAGCGTGGAATTGTCTATCGTCGCCGTCACGCTGCCGCCAGAGATCGACACATTAGATGCGTCCTGCGTGGCGATCGTGCCTAAGCCAAGATTTGTGCGAGCCGTCGATGCGCTCAACAGATCACTCAGGTTGTTGCTCGGCTGAACTATGTCACCGCCTGCCGCAGTGGCGAAGACAGTGGCTGCGCCGCTGAGATTGATTGCCGCCCCAGATGCAGAACTCTCGCTCGGTGTCCGAGAAAGCGTAGTGCCAGACGCCGTGTAGACGCCTGCGCCGATTTCCCAGTTCGATCCGTCCTCGATGACGTAGCGAACTGTTTGCCCATCAGTGACGCCCGCAGCCGCGAAGGATTGGTATCCTGTCACCGCAGAGCCGAGCGTAATCGTGCCTGTGCCTGTGGTAGCCGTCGCCATCTTGGCGCGGTTGACGAGCGTCACCATGTCTTGTCACCTCAAGCGATCTGAAGAACGCCGTTCGCCGCCGAGAAGTCGACCGTGAGGCTGTCGCCATCGTTCAGCGTGAGGGACGAGCCGTAGTCGTAGTAGCCGATCAGAGGGTCGGCCGGCGTCGTCACCGTGTCGTTGTAGATGTAGACGTAGCGGAACGGGCCAGTCGTGCCGCCGGTCGAGGTGAGCGTGATGTCGGCCAGCACCAGCTTGTAGGTGCCGCCGGTCTGCGTCGACGAGGTCGTCGTGACGTTGCGGTTCGAGAGGTTCGTGTAGGTGATCTGAGTCACGTTCGCCAGGACGCCGTTGTTGTCCGAAGTCGGGTTGCTCGACTCCGAACCGGGAGCGGTGTTCGAAAGGGCGATGACGATCTGATCGCTCTCGAGGTCCATGTTGTGGACCGCATTCTTCACGAAGTCGTTGACCTTGTTGAAGGTAGCCATCGAAGGAGTCTCCTGTAGAGGATGCGCGCGTGCGGCATCTTAGCATCATTCATGCAGGCGGACTAGGCCATTGCGGGTTGCGGGGGTCGGATGTGTTGGCCGGGATATCGCGCAGCGCCTGACGGTAGGCGGCCCATGCAGTGCGGTCCACGGGGGCGTCCATAGTTTGCGTCCAGTCGCAGGCAGAAAGCCGTCGGTTGCGCTCACGGCGCAATTCAGGCCACGCCTCTTCGATTTCTGTTGCATCGATCTCAGACTGCGTGAAAACGACCACCTGGTCATGTTCCCAGCGACTGAAGCGATCATGCGTGCCTTCGGCACAATGGCCGCCGACAGGTATCATCGCAGGGTCGAGATCGCCGGAAGTGGTGAATGTTCCTGACCATGAGCCATCAGCGTTGTATATGGTGAACTGCATCTTAAGCCTCCATTACGAGGGCTGCGACCACACCATCAACTGTGGCACTCCCGCTGGTGTTGTTTATATGCTTAACGGTGAAACCAATTGTGCCAGAAGTGCTTGTTGATGTCGCGGTCGAAACAAAAGTAGCTGGGCTTGCGTTATATGACCCACCCTCGAAAATCCATGCAATTGCACTCGTTGAGTAGTCGAGCGTCACATTGGTTCCTGTCGCTGTGACTTCTAGCCTTGGACTTTCGCCGCTTGAATACCCCCGAATCTGCGTCACAACCATCATCTTGGAGCCGCTTTTAACCCCGCTGAACGAAACTGTGTAAGTTGATGTGGCATTTCTTGCTATGGTTCCCGTGATGGAGGTCGAGTTCGCCACCGCAAGACCTGGCAAGCGATCCGCTGAGATCGTGCCAGCCGTGATATCTCCCGCGTTCAATGTTCCGCGAATGGTGGCGCTCTGGAACTCGGCAGTGCCGGTGTCGCGCGTAATTTTCCAGCCAGAGGTTCCGGCGACATAGTTGTCTGACTGGATCGTCCCGCTGATCTTGGCGCTCGTGATTGCAGCGTTCTGGATCTTCGCATTCGTGATGAGTGCATCACCGATCTGCGCGCTCGTCGTGATGATCCCGCTGGTCGCAAGCAGGCCGCCTGTGATGGTGTTGGCGACAATCTTGTTGCCCGTGATGGTAGCCGCAGCGATCTCTGCGGCGGTAACCGCGTTTGCCGCGATCTTCGGCGTGGTGATAGCATCCGTCGCGATCTTGGTCTCGGTAATCGAGCCAGCAGCGACATCGGCGATCACAAGCGTCCAGGCTGCTCCTGTCCACTGATAAAGCTTCCCGTCGGTGCGGTTGTAAATCTTTTCGCCGACGAACGCGCCAGAGCCAGGCAGACTGGTGACATCGCGGATGGCATAGAGGCCCTGCGCGGTGAACAAGCTGTAGATGCCGTTGGCGAAGTCTGCGTCATCCAAGTAGGTGGTCGTGGCGCTTACGCCGGCAGTGAACGCAGACTTGTTGCCGCTGAAGTCGACGGATTTCAGCCAGTAGTAGCGCGTGACGCTCAGGCCGAGATTGTTGCGGATGAAGTTCGACCCAGCCGAGATGCCGACCAACGTCGATGTCGCATAGTTGTCGACAGTGTTTTCATAGACCTCAACGTGACTGAAATCAGAGTCAGCCGGATTCGTCCATTTGATCTCGATATAGCCGAACTGCCCGTTCGCCGTGATCGCTGTCGGCAATCCTGGGGCAGTCGTGTCACCGCCGCCGGTAAAGGTGACGCTGGTCCAGCCGCCGCGTACGCCTGCAATGGTGACGGCCCGGACGCGAAAGATGTATTGGATCCCATCGATGAGCGGCGAAATCTCGATGTCGCTCTCGTCTGTGGTCGTCGCCGCATAGCTGCTATCTGCAACTGGCCTCCACTCGACATCGTAGTAGTCGACGAACTTGTTCGACACGTCATCCCAATTCAGGATGACAGAGTTGATGAACGTGCCGTCACCTTGTGTGCGCCCACCGCCAGATGCGGTAAGATTGGTCACTGTCAGCCCGGATGACGGATCAGGCAGGTTCGAATTGTTGCCGGTGATCGCGCTCTCTTCAGCCGTCCACGAGAATGCCGCAGAACTGGTCTCCCGCAGCGTCATCGTGACGCGTAGATCGCCAGCTTCCCCATTGGCGCCGAATGTCCATGAGACGACCTCGAACTCTTTCGCTGACCAGCCATAGCGATCGATCGTGAGCGCCACGATGTCGCCGACCTGCAACTCCAACGCAGCCATGCCGAAGTCGGCAGTGAAGGTGAGTTGCTCTCGGTTGCGGAAGAGCATCTGCTTCGCCAGCCGCTGCACAGTCGGCGACGAGGTTGTCAGCGGGAACTCGATGTCGACCGGGCTTTCGACTCCATCGTCCTCGGCGATGAATGCGGCAGAGCGAAGTTCAGGGTACTCGGCAGCGATCCACCGCTGGCCGGCATCGTTGAATGTCCCGCGAACGATGTTGAAGTTGTCGCGCATCGGCACGCGGGTCTGCGTGCTGATCTCCGACACGATGTCGTCGAGGGTCAACGTCTTGACCGGCGCGGTGTAGTATCCGGGCTTCAGCTTCCAACTGCCGCCACCCCACCAGAGCGACCCGCCGCAGGCTGTGACCATCTGTTGCAGGGCATCTTGAATGCTCTGATCTGCGGAGATCACGCCGTTGATCGTGTATCTCTTTTCCGTACCGCCGCCCGATAGGCTGACGTTCTCATCGCACACGTTGGCCGCCGCCGAGAAGCTGGTGTTGTCGATCGCGCTGTCCCCGAGGCCACGGGCGTCGACCAGATAGTCACGGATGCAGAGAGCAGCGTTGGCGGAAAATGCCGTCGTGCTGGTGCGCGGATCGAAGACCTTCTTCCCCTGCACAACGGCCGAGAACAGCGGGATGCCGTTTGTGAACACATCCTGATCGTACTCGAGCCGGATGTAGAGATAGGCGATCCCGCGCCCGCGAAAGTTCGAATTTATCTGCGCGCTCTCGGCTAGCAAGTCTGCATCAGTCGTCTGGGCGGCAGTTCCGAGGTGTTTCTTGACGCGGATCTTGGAGTTCCAGCCACCAGAGGTCACGAACCCGCTACCATCCAGCGTGGCAACCTCGTCGTTGATGTAGATGTCGCCGATGGCGTTGACCTCGTGGCCGGCGAGCACGATGATCATGTGCAAGTACTGGTTCGTCGTGCCAGTCGCCTCGAGGTAGGTGATGGTGCCACCCTTGCGAACCGTGCCGTAGACATAGTTCTGCGGGTCTGTCGCGCCCCGCGTGTTCGTCAGCAACCCGCGCATCTGACCGAAGCTGGGCTTCGGCGCCAGTGCCCGCAGAAGGGCCACCGTCACGATCGTGTAGGCGACATAGCCGAGGACAGTCGCAACCATCCCCGTGATGCCGACCTTGGCGAGCAGCGCGACAAATACCTGGGGCATTAGACCCAACTCCCTGCGACATGGTCGATGTCTAGGTATACCACGCCCGCAGCCAGAAGGAACGCTGCCTTCTCACCGTTGGCGATGCCCATCGCGTAGTCGAACGAGCGGTTCCTGTTCGCTCTAGCTACCACGAGTGCGCCCCGAGGCGGCACCGCTTCCCAGCGCATAAGACGCGCGTCGAGCGCCCTCTGTAGCGTCGGGTGCCCGTAGACCTGCGCGAGCGTCCTGCGGCTCAGTGGCCGCCCTGAGCGCCCCAAGTAGCGGCCCAGCCAATCGTCTGCGAAGCCGTGGCCGTGCA